ATCTGTCATCTATTACTCCAGATACATATTTCTCTACTAATAATTTAACCTTACCCAGCAGTTTCACCCTCTAATATATCAGACCAGTCTCCGTGATTGGTTACTTTAGAGGCAACTCTTATGTCATATTTTGCACCTGATGTTAATCCACTCAATGTATATTCTGATGATACATTTGGGTCTGTTGTAGCAGTTGCTACATTTGTAAAGAATCCTTTACCTTCTTTTCTATGTGCTACTATAGTTCCTGTCAATGTACCGTTTGTTATGCTTGGTTCATTCCATATAAGTTTTATTTCTCCTGAACCATTGCTTCCACTTTGTGCTAGTCCTGTAGGTTTCTTTGGTACTTTCTCTTCATATGATGTTATTACATCTCCTATTATTAGTGTTGTATTTATTTCCCATGTTACAGGTGATGACCCCCCGGATGAGATTGCAAACTTTGTAAAGAATCCTAGTTTCTCATATACAACAGTAGAACCTTCTTTAATTTGAACTCTGTAGTTATCCTCTATACTTGATGGTTGAAATGCTCCATCACCGGGCTCGTTCATAAAGTAATTAACCTGTTCAATAGGTTCAGTTATTGTTGAAGCGGCTGGAAATGTTATTGGTGAAGTTGCCTCATTTTTAATAGTCCATGCAAGTGCCATAGTTGCAGAGTTTCCTTCTATCTTAATAAGTATATTGTCATCTGCTCCTTCTTCAGGCAATGGCATTGGGGATACAGGACTGTTCAATGAAATTGTTATGGTTTTAAGATTTGGAACTTTGTATTCTTTTAATATTGAATAGTTACCAGTTGATTTATCTAACAATACCTTTTGTAAATACACATCTTGTACCTGTCCTATTGTCATGTTCTACCTCTCCTACTGTTCACAGATTCTAATACCTCTGTAACACGTCTTTCAAATGCAGCCATGTCTCCTTCACTTGATATGTTTCCTATGCTTATGTTTATTGTGGTTCCTCCTCCCCCATCTGATTCACCATTAGGTATAATTGTTTCAGAACCTCTCTCTCCAAATGTATACGTCTGTCCAGATTTACCCATACCAAATATAGGCTCATTGATTTGTCCACCATCTGCAAACCCAATTGCTCCAGTAAATGTTCCCCATGCATCTGTCGCTCCTGCTCTTATCAATTCCCCTATATCAGGGAATTCTATATTTTTAAACCAATTTGGTATTGTCACCAAAAAGAACATATTTATTTTTCCTATAAACATTAAAAATGGCTGTTGAATCTGTATCCAAATATTTGATATGGTTTGTTGGAACTTTGCAAATTCTGCTGGCAATGTCACCAATAATAACATATTTACTTTTCCTATAAACATTAAAAATGGCTGTTGAATCATTGTTGATATTCCTTGCAATCTATCCCCAACAGCTTTACCAAATGCATCTCCTATAGTATTAAGACCCTTTGTTACTCCACTCCAATCTATTTTCTGTAAGACTTCAAATATTAATTTCTCTATTTTGTATATAGGCAAAGCTTTTATAAATGTTAATGCACCTTCTAATACAGCAGTACCAAATCCTTCCCAATCAAATGTACCATCTAACATACTTAGGACTTGTTCTTGAGCCCATGCACCTGTTGCATTAATTGCATCTGCAATAAATGTTGATGGGTCTTCCCATAGTTCTACAAGACCTCCACCTAAGAAATCTCCAAACTCTCTTGCTATTGGAAGTATGTCTCTGTAAAATGGTATGATTACCTGTCTTAATAATAATACCACAATTGGTCTTAACATGAATCCTATAAAGTCTCCGATAGGTCTGAATATCAACATCAATCCAAAGTTCATAAGATTCATTATTTGTTTTAACATTGGTGATGAATCAAATATTAAACTTGTTACCTTTTTAATTAATCCCACTAAGATTCCTATACCACCTGCAATTCCTGCTAATTTGGCAATTCCACCAATACCCATTTTTTGCATCTGAGCCATCCCTTTACCTAATCCACCTGCTCCCCCTGAACCAGATGATGAGCCTTTACCACTCATTACTTTTTGTAATTTATTTAGGGAGTCAGAAGATATCTTGAATTCTATCTGGACAGCCTGTCCTTGAGCAGACATTATATACTATTTCCCCTTGAAAAGATTTTCAACAATTTCATTTATCCTCTCTTGAGATAGCTCAACCGTCCTTTTTAAATATTCTGTTGGTTGCCTGTCTACCTGTTCTTTATCCCATTTGAAGACTAGGGCACAGAAGACGTAGACTTCATCAGTGATTCTATCGAGTCCTCCCCTGTCATCGCTGTTATCCACGGTTTGACTAACTCTTCTAAAGGGAACACTTTCATGACCTCAGACATGATTTTCGTAACTACTTTTGATGGTAATTGATTGAATAGAGTAAGATTCTTTACATCTACTGGTGATTTAGTGATACATGCTTGTAATATCATTTGCTGGTATAGTGGTATATTTACTCTGATTGCTTTTGGGTCTGATATGTCTATACATGCTTTTAGTATTTTTTGTGTATCTCCCCACGTTAAATCATCAATAAATGATACATCTTCATCTACACCTTTAATATTGACTTTAAACTCTGGCATTAATAATAGTAATAAAACAGAAGTATATAAGTCTATGGGGGAGATGCTATGCTGTTGTTTGCTGTGATGTCAACACTTCTTAAAGTCCAAGACAAATCTTCAAAGACTGGTTCACCCGGTGAAATTTCTGTTGAATGGTCTGATACACCTACTCCAGTAAAGTCAAGAATAATTGCTTTTTCTGCTGTAGTTGCTAAACCATTTGTTAATGTAATTTGTAATGTTGCTACACCAGTGTTTGCTGTAGTTCCATCGGCTGCATCGAATACTCTTTCAATTTGAGTCTTGTCTACAACTGCTGTTTTAAATTTACCAGACATTTCGAATATTTTTCTGTATGCTCCTACTGCACTGGCAGAACCAATACCATAAAGTAATTCTGTATTCATACCAAAGTTAATTTCAAATTCTTGTAATTGTGCTATTACTGTTCCATCAGGTAATTCCATAGTTGCATGTGCAAAAGTATATGGGAATTTAATATCATCTGCTGCAATTGTTGTATCAACACTTGTTCCTATTGCGTCTTCATTACCCCATGCTAACTCAGCAGAACATTTTACAGTTTCTCCCAATGAGGCTTTTAAGTTTAATGAATTTAATACAACTCCTTTCATATTTCTGACAACATCTTCTGTCTCTGCATCCAAGCCAAATTCCATATGCATTGTGTTAGGAATTACAACACCTGTATTAGAGGCTGTCAAGTCTGTAGATTTTGATGACCATACGTGTGTATAATCTGAAGCAGAACCTGAAGTGTCTATACCTGCTGAAGCGTCATCATTTTCACCTAACATAAAACCGAAAATCCAAGGATTAGATAAAACAAATTCTACTGAACCTGTACCTTCATTTTTACCATAAGCAAAACATTGAACTTCAATATCGCCTAACGCTTTTAATGGGATTTGATTATTTTTCCAAGTAACACCTGATAATTTTTGTTCTAAACCGAAAACTCTAGTCCGTGTGGCTCCTCCACCAAATGTGTTTTCATGTCCATATTGCAGATAGCCACTAGAGCCTGTCCTAACTAAGGGTATTCACCATAGGTACTGTATTCTTTTAAAGTATTTAAGTATTCTTGTAGTAGTGATAATCCCAATGACACGATTTACAGAGGGTAATTCCGTTACTTATCTCTAATGCTAGGTCGTTATGGGTTTAGGATTCTGTATGTGGCTTCCATAACGTATCTGTGCATGTTTCTGTAGTTATGACTCAGATTCTTTGTAGAAGTGATTCTTAGGTCTGTATAGCCTGTTCTTCTTACCTGTGCTTTTAGTATTTTGTCTATTTGGTCTACTACGTTTCTATGTCTTGTTTCTGTTCCATATCCCCGGATATCGATTATGACTACAGGATAGTGTAAATGGTCTCTACCGTATAAACTAAAGTAATCTATCTTCTCATTTCCGGGTGTGAGTACGACTATATCCTGAGTATCATCAATAATACCGGTTGCTTTCTCTTCCCAGTTTACAGTGAATTTAGGCTTTGGAACATCATCGTTATCGTAGTTCCATTCATCATTCATCATGTTAATGATATCGTCAATTGCATCATAAGTTCCTACTCCCATTACATTCTACCTCTATCAAGTGTATGTGAACCGTTATCATAGTTAAGGATTGTGCTGTTCTTTGAGAACGTGACTGAGTTTGGTTGTATTCCTTGTGCTGATATTTTCTCCCTCAATTTCCAAGATAACCACTTTCTTGCCTTCATTTTTGCTGCCCTTGACCTTTCTGTACCAAAATGATATGAGCCGTCCTTAACTCTCCAATAATTAAAATTGACCATTCTATCTAAATTAGGTCTCTCTTTTAGATATACATTTCTCATCCAATCAGAAAATCCATCCTTAGTTCCAAATAATGATGCAGTTTGTGGCTTTAATACGTATCCAACAATCTCCTCATCTTCTTCTGCTTCCTCTTCATAGTTAGTATCATCTATAAGTTCTCCTCCCGGTGGGGAGCCATACTGTTCTATATCTGCACCAATTGAATTTTTAATATTAGCAGATTCTACAATTGCACTTATCGCTGCCTGTGTAAAACTAGTTTCACTGTCATCTGAAAATTCTTTTATTCCTGTTGCTACTGTAGACATTTTGTATAGTGCTTCTCGTAGTCTTCTTTTTCTTTGTCCTTCTTGTCTGGCTGTTGTTGCTTCCCCACGTTTTTCATTAATAGATTGTAAATATCTGTTTGCTTCTTCTTGTAGTTCAGCATCGAATGGCTGAGCGGTCATGCAATCGGAATAATCTCTTGACGTTGGTGTATGGTTCTATCTATATCTTCTTTCCATTGGTTTATTGAATCTCCCCAAGACCATCCACCTGAACCACCTACAGGCAATATGTCTGCTCTAAATGATGTTGATAGTAATTCTACTGCTACCATTTTTACACATGCCTCTTCAATGTCTAACGGAACAGTTGTGTCACCATAACGATAAGTAATTCTCATTCTGTTCTTTCTCATTACTGTAAAGATAAATCCTCTCATGTAAAGTCTTCCATATTCGGGGTCAAGTACAAACCCACCATCAGCATTATCTGTAATATCATTATAGTTTGCAGACCCACCAGTATTCCCTCCAGAAGCACCATCGTATACTTCAAGTGAATCTCCTGAACTAGATACTAGTCCACCGTTTGCGTCTGTTCTGATTTTTCTATGTCGGAGGAATAAAGGAGTACCCCAACCAAATTCATATATAATAGGCATATCATGTACTTCAGTAGTGGCAGTTGCCTCACGCCATGCGTGACCAGTTCTTCTGTCTATTTCATCTTCTTTTCTGTTGATTAGTTTAATTACTTGTGCTTTGTTTGGTGTGGTTGTGTCTGTTATATCTACCCTCAAAAAATCTGCAACATCTTGCACAGTACAGTAGACAGGAGTAACCATATGCTTAAATATGTGCTCCTATCTTTTAAAGTTTGCTCTAGTAACTAAACATGTATTACCTTACTTCAAGCTGATTTTATTGCTTCTTGCCCGGCAGAACTTGATGCTAGTTCATTAAATTTGCCTGTATCTAAAGTGCCTAAACCCATCTAAGATTCGCCACGGTGATATATGTCTAATACACCTTGACTTGACCCAACGGCTGCTTTGATTCTAACAACACATCTATTATAAGGATTGTCTAAAGTCTCTATTACAGGTGCTGCGGCTGCTGTTAATGTCGTTTCTGCTTTTATTTGTACCCAGCCATTTCCATAATCTGTGGCATCTGTACCGGTCATATCAGTGTGGTCTGGTAACCAATCTGCTGTTGCCCAAATTTCATATTTTAAATCATTTGTAATACAATATAATGTAAATACTGAAGTTCTGACATTTCTACAGTCAATATCTAAACATGTTGCATAAGCGTCAGTTGATGTTAATGCTAAATTTCTATTATGTAGCCCAACTATTGAACTTCCATCATTTGTGGTTTTCTCTCTACGTTGGTCTTCCTGAGCCATACGTAATTATGTATAGTCTACCTTATAAAGTTATTGGAAAAAAAGAAAAAAGGGTGTAAAAAACTAAAATCCTACTACTCGTAGTTTACAGGTCATAGTGATAGAGTCGGCATCATCTGCTTCATCGAGGACTGCACTTGCAGTTCCTGATTCATATAGTTTTAGCTTCCCTGTTGCTGCTGCACCTAGGGCTGCTGGAACGTATTGGGGTATATTGCCTGTTGAAACCTCTAGAACTGTTACTGCAATAATTGTAGTGAGTCTGCCGTCTAGGGTTAAATCTAGGACGTTTCCTGCAATATCGTAATCTTCTGATGTATAGGTTACGTCTACAATTGCTGTTTTGAGTTTGGATAATAGTTCTGCTTGTATGGATAGTGTTTTCCCGGTTACTGATTGGTAATCGGAATTCACTGCGATTGCGAGAGTCATTAAAATATGTGGAAAGTCATTATATATAAAGATTTAAAAAAATGAAAAAGTGGGAATTGGTTCGACTAAAGTTTAATGTCTCTAATCTTGCCTTGTGATTTAAAGTGTCTACAGACAGTTTCTCCCATTGTTCTGAACAATGCTTTCTCAACAAGTGTGTTACTGTTGATAAATGGATAACCCGGAGTACGTCTTGTGGCTTCGTAATACTCGGTTGGAATTGCGACTTGAATTCCTAATCTAGGATAACCAAATCCTTCTGCATCAGAAGTATCTAATGCAAATAGTCTACCGACTTCAGTTCCTCCAGTAGTTGGAGCATCTTTGGTTGGTACAAATGGTATGCCGTAGAGTGAGTTTACGTGGATACCTACACCAGTTCCATCGAATGTTTTGATTCCGTTAACATCGACTTGTACAATCTTCTCACCGTATGGGTTTGCGACCCTGACTTGTGGAAGGTATAAGCCTTGAATTTCGGAGTAAACTTCGTGGCTTCCTAAGAATACATTTGGGTCTTTACCAGCAGCAATTCTGATTTTTCTGAGGTGAGTTCTAATTACATCATCAGTTAAGACACCATCAGTACCTAAAGTACCGGATGCTGATTCAACTGTTGCATCGTAAGTAGTTCCACTATCTCTGTCAATTGCAGAGGTAGTTGCTTTCCAAGGGTCATAATAGTCTGTGTATGTACCGCCTTGTGAGTCTTCTTCAGCATCGGAAGAAATAATTCTATCCAATGATTCAAAGTCATTAGTACCGGCAAAGTTTGCACTTGCAGCAGCAGCGTCAGTTGCTACATCATTCAAGAGAGCTTGATTGATGAGTTCTTTGTGCTGTACAGCCATATACAATCTTAATGAACCGAGTCCACCCCAAATATCGTCTTTACTGTGATTTGAGAGCCATTCCATAACTTCAGATGTACTGAAAGTTAGTGCCATAGTCTTTGGTCTAACATCAATCTCAGCAATTGTAGGCTTGATTGTGTCAGGAATTACACCACCTTCTGCGACACCACCTTTAGAGGTGTTGCCTTGTGCTGTATCGACTGTTGGTCTTGCGGAAATAACCCTCCATCCAGATTTATCCCAAGGATATTTTGGTAAGATACCGAAAGCGTTTGCTTCAAGATTTAATTGTGCCCATGCATATGCACCAAAGACTGCGTTGAAAACGCCTCCTGTTGATGTTAACATTGGGTTGTTGGTCTTGGAGATTAAGCTTCGGCTAAATCCACCGTAGTATAGAGACTCTAATTCGTCCATAGTTCTAATGCCGTTCACCATTATAAAGTACCCTCCTTATCGTATTTTTCAGCAATGTCCAATAGACTTTTTCCTACCATTGACAAGTTCTCAAAACCTGCATTTCTGCATTTTGAGAGAATTTGGTATGGCAAGAGGTCTTCTTGTGCATTTTGTGCTTTTGACACGTTTGTGGTTGGTCTTTCGACTGGTGATGTTACATGAGATGAGATAGATTTCTCTTGCATCTTAAGGTCACCTTTATCTCCTTCTGGTTTATCTTCGACTTTTCCATTGGCATCTTGGATACCGGATTGGTCACCAGTTGGGTAAGGGTCTTTTGGTGCAGTGACTTTGTCACCAATATCTTCGCTATCAGCATTGCCTTTTGGGCTTTGTGGTAGGTCAGTAGGTGTCTCCATTGCTTTCTCCATCTTGTCTTGTCTTGCGACAATTGATTTGAGTGCTTCTAGGATTGCCTTATTGGTTTCTTCTTTGTCATCATCGTCAGAAGCTTTCACTTCTGGTTTGATTTCGTCTTTCTCGTCCTCTGCTTTTTTCTCGAAGGGATTTTCTTTTTCCTCTTCGTCAGCTTTGGCTATGGTTTTTATGTCATCTAATGTGGTCATGTTGTTATAATAATTCTATATAAAGGGGTTTATAAAGATTATGTTTCCTACGCCATTTACTAAATGTCCTTCAGGAGATACTTCTACATTGTCACCATACTGTGCTATTCCTTCTGCTGATGTTGAAAACTTGTTCATTTCCATTACCCATTCTTCTTCTGCTTTGTTTTTAATTGCTTTTAGTATAGGCATTGGTTCTTCTTTGTAGTTTTCTATATAGTCTTTTATTGCTAGGTGTAGTTCTGAGTTGTTGTCTGTGTTTTTATTTTCCTCCCAATATTTTCTTACTCCTTTCTCAAATTCACATTCTTTCTTTGCAATAGGGTCTGTAGGCTTGTTTCCTAGTTTGGTTGGGTCTCCTAGTTTCTCTGGAGTTATTGCGTCTGCGTCTTTCTTTTTCTCGTCTTTAGGGTCTGATTCTGATGATGTTACTTGGTTGCTTCCCCCGGTTCCGTTTACTGACGTGTTATATGCACCTAACCCTCTTGGGTTTTCAGTGCCTGTACCGACTATATCTTTCTGAATTATGATTGAACATCCACATGATTTCTTAAAGTATTGTCTATCTCCATCAGGTTTTGCTACTTCGTCTACACCTGTTTCAGATAGGTCTGGTTTTTCAGAACAACTTGCTTTTTCATCACATTGATTACCTACACCTGTTGAACCCATTACATGGTCTGCTTTATGTTTTGGTGCATTAGGATTCATTCCATGTTCATTATTATGACGTGAGCCACAGTATGCTTCAGCGTCTCTAATGTCATCTTTATTTCCTTCTCCAGAAATACAAGATTCAGTTGAACCATATTCTTTTTGACCGGCATGAACTTTAGTATCTTTATCTACGTGTTGCTGAATTGAACCACAATATCCACCGGCATTGTGTACCGATGGGTCTTTCTTTGCGTGTGCCTCACAGGCTGCAAATTCCATTTTTCCATATTTAGTAGGTAATGGTTTAGTCTTATCGTCTGGTCTCTTTAAATCAGTTTCAGGAAAGTCTTCCTCGTCTTGTCCGTAAATATCTTTTCCTGCTTCATACCAAATAGTACCATTAGAATCAATCATATGTATTTTTAATTTTTCTTCTCCTTCTTCAGTTGCTTCTGGGTTATAACCTTTGGCTTCACCAATATGAGTTTCAACTTCTTTAGGAACATCGTCTTGGTCTATTGGAGTACCCATATCTGCTTTTCTTACTTCTGCGTTGATATAACAACTTGTACCATCACATTTGGCTTTTAATTCTTCTCCATCTTTTTCTACATGGACTGCCTTTGCTAATGGGTTTATATCTGTAATTAATGCGAATGCAACTGCTGGGTCTTCACATACTGCCACTTCATATATCTCTAGGTCTTTTAATCTGTATGCCATCGTTCCATCTGATTGTGGTACTGGTATTCTGTTTGCTTTTGTTGCCCCTCCGAATGATAATCCTTTGTAAGTACCATCAACTATTTGTTTCCAAATGAAATCATCTAATGCTGTGTTTGAATGTATTTTACCTAAAATTTTAATTGCTGGGAGTTTCTCACCATTTTTAGCCTGAAGTGTTACTTTTTCAAAATTGATACCTCTGCCTACAATACGATTTGAATGAGTGTCTGACATTGGTGCATTTCTCTCCATCCATATTGGAAGAGCCTTGTATAGTTCATCTATATCTGTAATCTCTCCTTGACGGTCTTTAATCTCTACTGATAATATGCCTTCAAAGAAACGGTCTGTATTATCTTCTTTAATAACTAGTTGTTTTGTGACAAAATTGGACACAGTTATCTCGTCTGTCATGTATATCTAGTTGACGCTAATGCTTTATAAATATTCTTAATAATAAAAAAAGAGGGTTACGATTGTGTAGTCGTATTACCGTTTGACTGTCCTGCTCTAAATCCAAAATACATTAGTGCAGCACCTGCAAATATTGTGCTGAATTGCCATGCCTGACTAAATTGTTCTTGTGTGATTTTTATATCACCGTATACAAATCCAGTAGCAATTCCGACTCCTGCTGTTCCTATCAACAGAATTATAACTGATGATGCTAGAACTAGAGCCATTTCATTTTTTGTGAAAGCCATGTAAATCCAACCATTAATCAGGTATTTAAACTTGATGTAGAGTTATATCATAATGGCTATGACTACACCGGCTGTTGCTACAATTACACCTAATATGGATACTATCTTTCTGAATTTTATTAGAGATGTTTCTCTTTTTACTGCTTTATGCCCAGCCAGAATTTGTTCCTGTTCTTTTTTATAACGTGTGAGTTCTTTACCGACTAAAAGGTGTGTATCAAACTTGCCTGATATATCTGCCTGTGATTCGACAAGTTTGTTGATTTGTTCCTGTATGTCGTCTATTCGTTCGAATATACGTTTAAATGCTATGTCATCTTCCATGTGTGTAATCCACTGTTATTCTATTTAAGTATTCTTTCTGAGTTCTAGTTTAGGGCAATAAGATGTCCTGTATGTATTAATGCTAGTATGATTTCAGGTTCAGACACAAATTGCTCTAATAGGTCTTCTGGTGAGCCTGTGCCGTCAAATGCACCACATGCGTAACATATTGCTATTGTGAATTCACCGTCTGAATACACGTACATATCCTTACCTTTCCTCGTACAGTTGTCCAATTGGCATGTTGGCACGTTATTTAACTTTTTTGGCATATCGACACTACAAATAGTTTATTAATAAGTATTATGTAAACTACAGTCATGGCGTCATCAATATATGTATATAGAAGCATAGCCGAATACAAAAAGTATTATGAGGGAAAACATGAACAACTTATATACCAAATACCTATACTTGATATGTATGTTGATACAGACAAAGAGAAGATGTTTGTCATTACTAACCAAGATTTGGATTCACAGAAACGCAATATAGATTTCTTTAGAACCATTGTACATGTTAGGAGTGAGACATTAGTTCCTAGTGTTATTAGTAATGATGAGTTTAATGTTAGAGTTGTTCAGCATGGTAAGGTTATGTATAATGGTAAGAGTGGTAATATTGAGTTCTTCCCCCGATTTAGAGGATGTGATATGAAACAACATGCAGACAGATTTATTGGTGGTGCTAAGGACGAGCAGAAATATCTTTTAAAGTATGACTATCGATATTATGATTTTCAGCAAGATAGGATAAATCTAATTTTAGGAGATGTGCAAAATTCGGTTTTAGATAATTTACGTTCAGTTTTGGGAAAAGTGGGTCGTTGCATATTTCCTCAAGATAATAAATAGTTGGTTTCTCAGAAGCCCAATGTTTAATCCATCTGTCATAATCTAACTGTTCAAAGATATTATTAATTTCATTTTCATTGTTAGGAAAATTAACATATGTGTATAGGTTCACACCCGGATGAAAATATAAAAAGTTAGATAAGAATGCTAGTTTTCTATCCTTTCTAAAAATTAGAATCTTTTCAAAGTCTTTGTATTTCTCACTCCATTCTTTATTGGGAAATCCTTTTCTATAAATACATTCTATCTTTTCTACAATACAGCCGGGGTATTTCCTGTAAAGGTATTCTACTAAACTAGTCTGTCCACATTTGTAAGCACCTATAATTGCAAATTTTAGAGTCTTACTTTCCGTGTATCCTCACCGGTCATAATCTGTTTCCATTCTTTACCGTGTTTTCTACGCATTGATTTCCAGAATGGGTCATGTCCGAATTGTCCACCTGCTTTGTTATATGCTTTAGTGGTATCAGCAACTCGTCTGTTGCAAGTTCTGCATAATCTACAATTGATTTGTTCGATATTAAAATGATAGTCTCTACAGAAATAACATAGTCCATAATATTTCGGGGCTACAACAGCCAATAAAGCCTCTCTACCTTTCTTACCTGCACAGTCTCCACATATATCTACAAGTGTTGCTGCACAAGCTGCTTTAGTAAAACAACCAAAACATACTGCTTCATTATCATCGTTTACGTGTAGGTATTCATTTGATTGGTGTGCTTTCCATAGTCTCTGTTGATTCTCGTTAGCGTTATGTTCTCCACCGGAGATTTTTCTATCATTACCCAATCTGTTTACACCCACACATATTACATTCGTAATCATCTCTAGTAGATTGATGACATGAACAGTCACATGGTAGCAAACTGCACTCACCGTCTTTACATTCAGGCAATTTCTTTATCCCTCTTTAGAATGGTTAGTTTTCTTAAGCACTCATCAATTATGTACACCGATTCTGTATGTGCATCGACATTGTCAGAAAGTGTGATTGCTCCAAAGATTCTGTCAATCTCTTCAAGTATTTTATGTTTAGTTACATTTGATGGTATACCTACCATTGTTGAAGCAATATTCATCCATGAATTTGTTGACAATGTTTCGTCTTTGTTAAGTTCTACGGTTACTGTATTATCTGAACCTGTAATAATATCATCTGGTAATGATTGTACCATTTTTGGTTTTTCTGTTAAATTAACTGTTCTAATTTTTCCTTGTGCTTCCATTGTTTTTGTTACAAGTGGTGATTTTTTCTTTCCCATATTTCTTTTTACCTTTTTGGTATGGGTACAGTTCTCTTCACAGTTAAGATGTTTCTTCATTATCATTCTCCCATCTGTTAAATGAATCAAACTCATTATCTACAAGTTCTCTTGCGTCTCTTACTGTCATCTTTGTTACCTTTCTTAATTCGTCTACTGTCTTGGTTTTCTTCCAACCGAAATCAAGTGAAGTCTGTAATGTGGTTTTAACTAATTCGTAATTGTTTGGTGTAATTCCATTAGGGAAATTCTTTCTGATACCTCCTGCTCTACCTGCTCCTCTTGGGTCACCTTGATTACCACCCTCAGTTCCAGTTCTCTTTCTTCCGGGAGCACCTTGCATACGTTGCTGTTCTTCTTTTGGAGCAGCACTGCCTCTACCACGTTCACCCGGCTTTAAAACTGTATCCTGATTCTC